AACGCAATGTATTGATTGCGATATTCTAATGGCTCAATGCCATCAGCACATTCAATGAAGTTCGAGACTTCACTGGAAGTGTAATTTTTCTGACCTCGGAAGGTCAGGCCGAATGGGATGGTAGTGGTAGGCATGGCATACTCCTTTCAGAGTATAAGGGGGCAAAGCCCCGATTGAAAATAAGAGAGCTAGAAACTCTCACCTCCTATAATCCCACTATATAGCATATGAACTAGGATGTCAATAAAAAAATTTATCTAAAAAAAGTCGTTGACATATCCTTCACCATGTGGGATAGGTAAGGTTCTAGAAATTTAAAGCGGAAAGGAATCGACATGAATAGTCGTGAACTGTTTGATCGTCGAAGCGAACTCAAACACATTATTAGTGAACTGCGTGATGAGTTAAAAAGCGTAGATCAGCAACTACATGATACATTCTTTAACCAAGCGTGTGACGCATTACGCGCAGATGGTAAAGACTTTGGAACCACCCACATCGTAGCAGGAAACCGTAAGCTAAAGGCTACAGTGCGCAAGAAGGTGGTCTGGGATCAAAATGAACTTGGTCTTGTTCTGGAAGCTATGGCTCCAGAGGATGCGCGTCACTATGGGAAGCTGACGCTTGCCGTTGATGAGCGAAAATACACAGCCGCGCCACCTGCGGTTAGGGAAGTTTTGGAACGTTGCCGCACCGTTGAAGTCGGTGGGTTTACAATTGAGGAGGATGAATAATGGCTTTGCAAATTATCACAGCCGATCAACGTTTGGCTGAGAAAAAAGGCCACAAGATTGTGGTGTGTGGCGCAAGCGGTGTGGGTAAAACCACACTTGCTAGAACGCTTAATCCAGAAACCACACTGTTTATGGACTTGGAAGCAGGGGATGCCGCCATCGAAGGATACCCGATTGATGTTATCCGTCCGCGTACATGGACAGAGTGCCGCGACTTGGCTTGCTTCTTAGGTGGGCCAAATCCATCTCTTTCAGAAGATCAGCCATACAGCCAAGCGCATTATGATTATGTCGCTCAAATGTTTGGCGACAGTGAAGAGGTTTGGAGAAAGTTCGATACTCTTTTTGTTGACTCCATTACTGTAGCAGGACGTTTGTGCTTTCAATGGTGTTTGCAGCAACCAGAGGCGCGGTCTGAGCGGTCTGGAAAGCTAGACACACGCGCAGCATACGGAATGCACGGACGTGAAATGATGTCGTGGCTTACACACCTTCAGCACATCCGCACAAAGAATGTGATTTTTGTTGGCATTCTTGATGAAATCACAGATGATTATGGGCGCAAGCAATACGCGCTTCAAATCGAAGGCAGCAAGACAGGGCGTGAATTGCCCGGAATTGTTGACGAAGTAATTACAATGGCAATCCTGTCAGGTGATCACGGTCAGTATCGTGCATTTATTTGTCAGCCATTGAATGAATGGGGCTACCCTGCAAAAGATCGCTCTGGTCGCCTCGAAACTTTGGAAGAGCCACATCTTGGCAAACTGATGGAAAAGATGTCTAGTGTCTCTCCAGACTCAAAGGACTTAACATTTGTTGATCCTGCAACTCAAAACTCTAGCGAAGAGGAGGCACAAAGTGCTTAATTTAAATAACGTACCCGCCGATAATAACCCACAAGACCGTGAGTTTTCTCTAATCCCAAACGGCACAATTTGCCGTGCAGTCATTCTTGTGAAGCAAGGCGATATTGAAATCCCTGAGTTCGGCTCTGGCCCTTGGTTCAAGAAATCAATGTCTTCTGCTGCTAAGTGGATGGAACTTGAGTTCACCATTATTGGGGGCGAGTTTGATCGCCGTAAGTTCTGGGATCGTGTCTTTGTCGATGGTGACAAGATGGGTCAAAGCGGCATTCCACAAGCCAAAGAGATTGGTCTGCGCACACTGAAGGCAATTGTTGAAAGTGCGCGTAACATTGATCCTGCGGACATGTCGCCACAGGCGCAGCAAAATCGTAACATCACAGGTGTTTTTGATTTAAACGCTATGGAGATTTGTGCTAAAGTTGGCATTAAGAAAGGCACTAATGGCTACAGTGACAACAATCGTTTGCTTGCAGCTTTAGCTCCTAATGCAAAAGGTTTTGTGTCAAGTGGACAAGCGCCAGTCATGCAGACTCCTGCTGCGGCGCAACCAATGCAACAGGCCGCTCCTGCGCAGCCACAAGCATCTGGTGCAGTTCCATCATGGGCACAACAATAATCTAGCGGCAGGGCCATTCCGCGCCTGCTAGACCACGGATAGGGGGGCCGTGGGCCGCGAACCCCCCAACTTACTATTCTAGCCGAAGAGGAAATCCTTATGCGTCCAACGTATGAGACTATTGATGACTTACGCAATGAGCGTAGTGTAATTGAGGCATTCTGTGGCCCATTTGATTACAAGTACGCCAAAATGCCCAAGCAATATCACTTAGATTATTGCGTCTTAAAGCAAGACAAGGTTGTTGGGTTCTGTGAAGTCAAAGTCAGAACGAACAATCACAATCAATACAGCACACTCTTGCTGTCTCTTTCCAAGGTTTCAGCCGCAAACGGATTAAAGGAGGCGTCTGGTATCAAGAGCATCCTGCTCGTTAAATGGAAAGACAAGCTCGGCTACACATACTTTAAGAATGACTGGCCTGTTATGGTCGGTGGTCGCACAGACCGAAATGACTGGCAAGACATTGAACCAGTTGTTCACATTCCAATCTCAGAGTTCAATTTTTTGGGGTAGCCATGTTATTACGTCCTTATCAAGAAGTAGCCGTAAGCGATGCTATCAAAGCACTCGACAAGCACGGCAACACATTAGTTGTAGCACCAACAGGTGCAGGCAAAACCATCATGCTTTCTGCCCTTATCGGCAAGCGCCATAAAGAAGGCAAAAAGATTTTAGTCGTGCAGCACCGCGACGAACTTGTTGAGCAAAATGAGTCCAAGTTCAAAAAGGTAAATCCCTACATCACTACAAGCATCGTCAATGGCACGGTTAAGCATTGGGATGGAGATGCAGTCTTCTCAATGGTTCAGACCATATCACGCGAACGTAACCTGAGAGAGCGCCCCAAGTTCGACATGGTGGTGATTGATGAAGGCCATCACGCTGCGGCGAAGACGTATCGCCGTGTGGTAGATGCCGTGCTTGAAGATAACGACAGCGCAGAGATTGTGGGCTTTACAGCCACGCCTAATCGTGGCGATGGAAAGGGATTGCGCGATGTATTTAACAACTGCGCACACCAGATTGAAATCGGCTCTTTAATCCAAGAAGGGTTTCTGGTTCGTCCCAAAACATTTATCGTTGATTTAGGTATCAATGATCAACTGGATAATGTCACAAAACGCGGCAAAGAATATGACATGGAAGAAGTCGCCGCGATTATGGATCACCAAGTCATTAACGATAGAATTGTTCGGGAATGGCGTGAAAAAGCAGGCAATAGAAAAACAGTTGTGTTCTGCTCCACAGTCAAACATGCCGAACATCTTTGCGATGCGTTTCTTGCCTCTGGTGTCGATGCAAACTTTGTAACAGGTGAAACACCAAAAGATAAAAGAGCAGAAATGCTTCATGACCTTGAGCATGGTGATTTGCAGGTTGTGGTCAACGTAGCGGTGCTTACAGAGGGGTTTGATGCTCCACCTGTGTCTTGTGTCATTCTAACGCGACCATGCTCTCAGAAGGGTACAATGGTGCAGATGATTGGTCGTGGGCTACGCATTGTTGATCCTGAGTTATATCCAAACACAGTCAAGACTGATTGCATCGTTATGGACTTTGGTACATCTGTAATTACGCATGGTAGCATTGATGATGTTGCTAATCTTGATGGCAGGGACAAAGCGGCTGAAGGTGACGCACCTACAAAAATTTGTCCAGAGTGTGATTCAGAAGTTCATGCTCGTGTATCAGAGTGTCCGATCTGCGGTCACGAGTTTGGAGCGGCAGAAAAAGCTTCGCTAGAAAAATTCGTCATGACAGAATACGATCTAATGCAGCTATCTCCCTTCATGTGGATCAATCCATTCCAAGAAGGTAATGCGCTGATGGCTATGGGCTTTCAGGGATTTGCATTTGTAGGCCACATGAAAGACAACATGTGGGTTGCAATGGTAAAGCAGAACAAAGGTCGTGTCCGTACAGTAGCAATTGGTGAGAAGGTTCATGCTATGTCAGCAGCCGACGACTTCTTGCGCGAAATAGAAGACAGTAACGCCGCCAATAAAACTAAGCGGTGGCTCAATAACAGGGCCACTGATAAGCAAAGAAGCCTCCTGTTAGACCAAGGCATCCAAGTCAATGCAATGGACTTCTCATGGACAAAATATAAAGCAGGATGCGCCTTGAATTTTTGTTGGAACAAAAATGCTATGGGCAAAGCATTTCATGCAGCACAGGATAAGACCTTTGGGAATTAAGTTAATCACAGTTCAAAAGAGCGATGCAGGACCAGTCGTTTACATGTGGGTAGACGGCAAAGAGGTTGGTCATGTAGAGTTAAACACAAGGGCAGCAGCTAATCTCATTAGCGATTTAGCTAAAAACCTTGTGGAGAAGACAGATGCCTAGATTTGAAATGTACTTAATGTTCGCAGAAAAAGATGATGATTCGGTAGAAACATCTGAAATCGAAATGGTTTGTTGGGTTAATGATCCAACAAACCTTACTGAAGTTCAAGATAGAGCCAATGAAGTTATTCATGACCATCTTGAAGAAGCAGAAAAAGAGATTTTGTTTGGAACCGCAACCATTGTGATTAAAGGGCATGAGGTCTTAAATATTGGATTTAGAAACAAAGATGTGGACCCGGAAGAAATAAATGAAGTCGTAGAATTGTTCGGGTCAAGAGAGGAGACAATACATTGAGCAACCTTGATCCACCCAAGCCAGTCGAAGAATTGGCGCACATATTGAGCAAATTTGGATGGGATACTCGCTTTTCTGACCTTTCAGAAGAACAAGTTCACACTCTGATATTTGGAATACAAGAAGCAAAACGTCTAGCAGCGGAGATTGAAATTGGAAAACTCGAAGAAACTTACTATAAGTCAACAGGCACTTGGCCTTCTACATCAATCCCCTTCTAAGATTGACCCGATTGTAGAACACATTAAAGCCGCAGTTGATAATGCCATTGTCGCAGGCGAAAAGAAACGTGAGCGCCGAAAGTATATTGGAGCGTCAAGCATTGGCGATGAGTGTCAACGCAAAATACAGTATCGCTATCTGAATTACCCTGTTGATCCCGACAAAGAGTTCAGCGCCAGAACGCTGCGTATCTTTCAGTTCGGTCATAAAATCGAAGACTATGCAGCCAAGTGGATTAGAGATGAAGATTTTGATCTTCGCACAGAAGACAAGGGCGGTGAGCAGTTTGGCTTTTCTATCGCTGATGGAGAGATTCGTGGACACATAGATGGAGTTATATGTGATGGCCCTGTTGCTATGGCATATCCCTCACTATGGGAAAATAAATCAGCCAATGAGAAAAAATTCCAAGCGTTTGTGCGTATGGGTGTTGCTAAAGCAAATCCAACTTACGCTACTCAAATTGCTCTGTACCAAACATACATGGAGCTTACGGAAAACCCTGCTTTGTTTACTGTGGTCAACAAAAACACCTCTGAGATTTACTATGAGCTAGTTCCATACAATCTCGCGTTAGCACAAGAGGCAAGTGATAGAGCGGTAAATATCTTGACCGCTGCAAAGGCAGGTGACATTCTGCCTCGTATCGCTCAAAGCAAAGACTTTTTTCTATGTAAGTTTTGTGAATATCAACAGAGTTGTTGGGATGAGTGAAATATGGGGCGCACCCCTACCAAAAGCGCACCCCACATTTAGTGTATAATGTTTGATCAGGGACAAGATAATGAATATTTTACAATTTGGCAAGACATCAAGGGAGGTAGCTGAAAGGATTTCAAGCGAAGTCCCAAGGGAAGTTCAGCTACGCGCTCTACTAGAAACCTTCCCGAATGGGATTCGTCGCGGCAATGATTTCATGCTAGGTTCATTGCGTGGGGAAAAAGGTCAGTCGCTTCGCATAAACATTGACATCAATAGCCCTTGGTTTCTGAGCGGTAAAGACTTTGAGTCAGGTGATGGCGTAGGTGGTATCAGCAAGATTATGAAAGAGGGCCGTGGGTGGACACTCGCGGAAACAGCAGAATACTTCTCTGAATATCTGCCCAAAAACCTAGCGCCGCAACCAGAGAACATTGTCAAGCTGAACAAGCCAGAAAACTTTAAGGTTACGAACACAACTGCCACAAATGGCTTTATCAAACCCGAACAAAAGCCTGTGAAAGCAAACATTGGGCCAAGCACTCCGTTTGAAGAAGAGTACGACTATACAGATGAGGACGGTCAAGTTCTCGTTACTGTTAGAAAATACTTTGAAAGAGATGCAACTGGCGAAATTGTTCGGGATGGAACAGGAAAACCAAAAAAACAGTTCCGCCAGTTTATGAATGGAAGCCAAGGTTTACCCGAACCCAGACCTCTTTATAACATACCCAATATACTTGGATCAGACAAGGTTATTTGGGTTGAAGGTGAAAAATGCGCAGATGCTCTTAGTCAGCTAGGATACGCTGCAACATGCACAATTGGTGGCGCAGGAATGCTGTCCGAAAATACAGCATCAAAGTTCGACTTCACACCTCTGCGCAACAAAGAAGTAATCCTATGGCCTGATCACGATGATGCGGGGAAAAAACTTGCAAGGATTGTTGAAGCACAAGCAAAAGCCGTGGGTGCAAAATCAACGCTCATGCTTCAAATCCCATCAACAAAGCCTGAAAAGTGGGACGCAGCAGATGCTGTCGAAGAAGAATTCAACATAAAGAAGTTCATCAAAGGCCATGAAAATAAAGTAAAAAAGCCGATATCTCTTTTAGATGATAGCTTGCTTATCGACAAATACTTTGTCGGCAGCGCACCAGAGCAAAAGTTTCTCATTGGAGACACAATGCCGCTAGGTGTTCCAGTGGTATTTGCGGCAGCAGGGGATAGCGGCAAAGGCATGATGACACTCGACCTTGCCATGAAAGTAGCGTCTGGAGCATCTATGCAAAACGCTTTTGGCGGTCTTGTAGCAGAGCATGGAGATGCGATTATTCTGACTGCGGAAGATGATAAAGATGAAATGCACCGCAGGATCACTCGACTTGATCCCCTGAATTATCGTGAACATTATGATCACAAACTGAGGATTTTACCGTTGCCTAACTTGGGCGGCGTGTTCCCAATCATGCAAAAGTTCGACAATTCATATGTCATGGGCGATGAGTTCTCTCGGATATATGATCAAATGCTTGAATTAGATAACTTGCGGCTAGTGGTAATCGACCCAATGGCATCGTTTGTTCACGCTGATGTAAACGCTGATCCAGCGGCAGGTGCTGCATTCATGGGGCTTCTCGCGCAGATGGCAACCGAAACAGGTGCAACTGTCATGGTTAACCACCACATGTCAAAAGTGGATGCCAAAGAGCCAATCTCCACACCAGAGGAGGCTCGTAATAAAATCAGAGGCACATCCGCTATCGTTGACGGCGTTCGCTCTGCCTTCTCAGTGTGGCAAATAGATGAAAGCACAGGTAGGCAAAGGTGTAAGGATTTAAACATACCATACGCACGAAATGCCGCGTTCGATGGCGCTGTTGTGAAATCGAATGGACCTGCCAATCGTGAAATCAGGCATTTCATTCGTAACCCAAACACGGGTCTACTAGAAGATCGAAGCGTAGATATTCAAGCTATTGCAATGTCTTCCACCGTCAGAGAACGCTTGGCGCATGTTGTTGATTATATCCGTATGCGTGAAGCGCAAGGATTGGCAGTTACAATCGAAGGTGTGCATGATGGCGTTTGGAATACAGCCAACGGATTAGAGCCAAATGAGCCTTGCATCATAGCAATTCAACAAGTCAAACCAACAACAGTTAAAAACACAGTGACCAAAGCCATGCAGCAAGGTCTGGTTAATAAGTACAGATTGACCCCAAGCGGACCTCTTAAATACCTCGGAGTTCCAAATGGGCCGCTATCCAACGGGACATATGAACCCGTTACCGGGCGCGATAGCATGTAAGCCGATAATTTGTTCGGGTTATAAAGTTAACTACCGGGCCTCCCCGGTTAACCTTTTTGCTTGCAGGGTACGGGATTATATGGTACAAGTCCCAGTCTATGTAAAAAAAGGAGACAAACATGATTCATACATTTGAAGATAAAAAGCCAACACTTGAAAAAGTTCAGAAGCTTGTGGGTGGATTAGTCGAAATGGTTCATTCTCCGACTAACCCAGATATCCAAGTTCTTGTAAATGAAGAGGGGCTGTTAGACGGACTTCCTTTCAATGAAGAAGCAACAAAAATTTGCGGGACAGGGATTGTCGGACCCGCAGTTGTTTTGAAAGGAAATGCACGGTGGACATAGAATCCGCAAAAATAATAAGAAGAATGGAGCGGCGGATGTCTTGGATGAAACAAGATGCCGCCGCTCGTTCAGATCAAATAATCAAGCAACAAGTAGAAGAGCTTCAAGCACTATTGGAAATGCTCGTAAGAAAAATGGAGTCGGGAGAAAATGGCAAAAAGGTGGTCAGCAGCAGAAAAGGAAATGCAGGGCTATAAAAGAAAAATAGCAAATGGAAACATGAAGGTGACGTTAAGAACCGCGCCTTGGGAGAACAAAATGAATCTTATTAAGCTTCAAGAAGAAGGCGATTTCCAAAAAAAATTAGAGGCAAATCAATGCCCTAAGTGTAACATACCATTAAAGACATTAAACGAGTCACAAAGAAAATGTGACGCTTGCAAGTTAGTTATTGAAGATAACCCATAGAATTATTCGGGTTGTATGAACCCATCTGCTGGGGCTGGTAAGGATTCGACATACCGCCGTAACCGCCGTATCCACCCATGCTTTGTCCCATTCCATAACCACCAAACTGCTGTGGCTGCGGACGCATCTGCTGATAGGGATTCTGCTGATAACCACCCATCATACCGTATTGCTGCTGCTGATAGGGATTCTGCTGTGGCTGATTGTATCCCATAGCGCCGAACTGTCTCATTGGCTGCTGCATAGGCATCGGCTGACGCATAGGCTGCTGCATTGAGAACTGCTGTGGCCTACCAAATCCCTGATACGGCTGCATTCCTATCGGACGCATACCACCCAATCCCATACCCATCATCGGATTGCGCTGTCGCTGCTGAAACTGGTTCTGCAACTGATTAATACGGTAATCTTTATATCCACCCGTACCTTCAAAAGCCGAACGTAACTCTTGCAAACGCGCTTGCTGCTCTTGGCTCGGTGCTAGGCTCTGCTGATATTCCATCAACGCCTGATACTGCTCGTTGCCCTCAAACGGATTAGCGGGTTGAGAGCGTGCTTTTAACGCTGCATTGATTCGACTCTGATGTTCAGCAGGGCCAGAAGTATTCATTGATGGGTCTGTCGGGCCTGCGGCTATCGCCGCATCAATCATCGCCTGCTCTTCTGGCGATTTCATGTCTTGCTGCATTTTGCGGCCCATAGCGCGATTATATGTCATTTTACTTTGACCAAACATAGAAGGCCCACGCCCTCGGAAAGCCTGATTCTGTCTAATTTGTTCTGGTGAAATTGAATTACCCATCAAAGAGGGATGAGACAGAAACCCCAATCCAAGTTGAGATGGTGGTGAAGTCGGAACTCCAGAACGAGCTTTTTGAAGAGCAAACCTTCTAAATGAATCATTCCCGTAAGACATAGCAATCTCCAAACTAAACTTATTCGGGTTATATCATCATTCTCGTAACATATCAACTCTACGATCACCCATATAAGCATCAACAACCGTCAACAAAAAAATCGGCAGGTCGTCTGGGTGCAAACCTAAACCGAACAAAAGTTCGCAAACCAAATTGCGCATGTCAGAAATAGAAACATGTTCGGGTAAGTTTTGAAGGAGGTCACTAACGACCTCCTCCACTTTTTCAGAACTTAGGCTCATAAATTACGCCCTCTTCTTCCAACTTTTTAAATTGAGCTAACTCCCAAGCCAAATGAGAAAGACGCGGATCGCCCTCCCACTCAGCATCGTCTACCTCACGCTGAAGCCTACACACCTCATCACGAACAACATACACCCTGTCGTCCATTAAGAACCCTCCTGTGCAAACATCTCTGGCCTCGCTTTTGGCCTGATCGACATAGATGCAACCTTGCTAACGTCACAAGCAACATGAGCATGAAGAGGGTCTTGGTAAACAGCGTAAATAAACTCATCAACGCGCAAAGCCCTCTCACACTGCGCCCTAGTCTCAAACCAAATTGTAGAAACCATAGGCTCACCTTGTAACGTGTAGTAAAAAACCAACGCCGTAAAAAACTCCATTATGCACCTCCCTTAAAAATAGCTGACAACTTCGGGTCATTAAAGTCAATCTCGACACCAACACCTACGTCATCTTCATCGTCATCATCATCATCATCGTCGTCGTCGTCTTCTTGCATAGCTAATCCAAGAATAAGCATCCTGCGCTGATCGCCCTTAATGTCATAAACCTTGAAAAGTCCGCAAATAAACGCAGAAAGATCATTGTTTGTCATGTTCTCAGGCATCCGCTCAATAGCATTATTAAACGCCGCCACCTTCTTTTTGTTTGGTTTATAAAAACCCATCACTTAATCTCCAATCTATCAATCCAGTTTTGCAAAGTCTGATAATTCTTTAAACCCAACAACTTTGCAGCACTGCTTACGTTCTTTGATTTGGCTAATGCCCTCTCAACATAATCCCTCTTAATGTTATCAACAGCAGTAGAAACATCAAAGTCTTCGGGATTAACGGACACTTGTTCGGGTAATGATGGCGGATTTGACCTCCGCCAGTCTTCGTTCACTTGTATGTTGTGCCGAACCTCATCAATAAAGCCCAACAAATCAGTCTCAGTCACAATGCCGTTCAAACGATCAACAACATAGTGCATGCACATTGTATCCTCAACGCTACTCATCTGCTAACTCCTTTAAATTATATCGCGCAATAATCTGACTAACCGCCTGATGAGAATTGCCAACAACTTTCGCAATGGCTTTGACCTTCATACCTGCCTTCAGGCAGACCAATATCCTCTCAGCCTTCTCAGACAGCTTGGGAACACCATTAACGCCCTTGCTTGGCCTACCACCGCTGTAGCCACCATCCCTGCCCTTTAATCCCGCAATAGAATGTCTGCCGCCATTGTTGGCTAACATCTTTTCATTCTCAATCTTCGCCATTTCTTTCATTCGCTCCAATGGCGTTAATTGCTCTTCGCTCCCTTTTTCAAGCATCACTATCTCCCTACCAATCTTTTCCAAAAACTTTGCGAAACACTTCATCAAGAAGCTCTTCCATCTCCCTGTCACTCATTTTCTTTCCCCTTTCGGTAAATTTTCTGCAAACTATTCAACAGACGGTCACAACGAATTAACTTACTTAGATTCGCATCAAAGCTGCCGTCTTCGGGAACAAAATTCGGGTCATAATCTTTCTTGGTTTTCTTTTTAAGAGCCTTTAAACCAGACAAAATAAGCCCCATTTCTGGGTAACTTAACTCTAAAGAAATGCTGTTCACATCACCAAAAAAATAACCGTAAGAAACATTAAAGTAATCCGCAAAAGCCTGAACCGCACTTGCAGGGGGGCTTTTAACCTCCCCCCTTTCATACTTTGACAACAAAGACTGTGGAACTTCGCAAGCCTTAGACAATTCCAATTGACTAACGCCTCGCTGCTCACGAATGTAACGTAATTTTCTTCCGCTAAACTTATCCATCGTCCTGCTCCACTTCACCAGAACCCGAACAATTCTCACAGTCGTCCATCACTGTATCAATGTAACCAACATCACGACCAAAGCCGTGTGGTCGGGGCAAGTCATACTCGACCTGCCCTTCACCATCACAATCGGGACATTTACACATTTTCGATAAACGCAAAGCCGCCGCCATTGCCCTCCTCGTCCTGAGACAAAACAAAACTAAACGTTTGATTGCCCTTACGCATTGTAAACGTAGGCCAAACATCGCCAAACTCACACTGCACCATATTAAAGTCGATGATCTTCGCGCCCTTTAGCTGACCAAACATCTCCATGTAAAACTTGATATTGTCCATCTCACCAACTCGCCTGATAAGTTACGCTGTTCCATGAATTGCTTTCAATCCAAGCCGCAGCCTTGTCAAAAACTTTCGCATGCTCTTCGGCCTCATCTTTGTAGTAATCCCATAACTCAGGGGAGCCAAATAAAAAGCCGTGGCAATCTTCGTTGTCGGGCAAGCCGTTGTTGCGCAAAGCATCGGCAATGCGGTGACAATCAGAAGAATCCAAATGAATTTCCTGACAATCATCAACACTATTGGCAAACACATCTACAATGTAATTATGCAAAGGCGCGAACTTGCGCCAGTAACCAAGATCAAGATTGTAAGACGCAACCTCGAACCCATCAATAACAGGACGCTTAATCTCCAACTCATTGCCGTCTTTGTCGCGCTGTGAATTGTCAAATCGGGCGATATACTTGTCGCCGCGTAAATACATATCTAAGCCCATGATAAAAATCTCCTTTGTTTGCTAGACATATCCCATAATATCCCAAACCTTTATCAATGTCAATAAAAAAATTTATGCAAAACAAAAAAACCCCCGATACAATTGGAAAGGTGCTGTATCGGGGGCAAGTCTAGTTTTGAGGCAGATAGGAAACAGACTTCCCTTCTGTGAAATATTTATAGCGTGGGACAACATGGGACGCAAGAAAAAAATGCCGTTGAAGATAAAATATATGTTCGGTAATATCAACTGGGGGCGAATCGCGCGGTTTGCCGTGTCGGGGTTAAGCTACCAAATGCGCCACATTTTTTAACTTAACACGCCCCCACGAGGTAAACCGACAAATTGTTCGGCTTATCCGCTGGGAGCAAAACTGGCGTTAATGTTACGGGAAATAAAAAAACCCCCGCGGAAATCGCAGGGGTCATTAATTTATTCGGGTTATGTCAGAATCTACCACCATCTGCTCAAAACTCCAACTACCCAAACAATTACCAAAGCAACCGTGATAGCCGCAATAATCCAGTCCTCCAAATCTCCCCAGTCCATCACAATTTCTCCTTTTCCATGTGATTGATCAAGTCCTCAACAAGATCATGTAAACCCGCAATACTTTTAACCGCCTCGCCTAACCAATAAGTGCTTGCAAACTGCTCTTCCTGACACCGAAAAAGATTGTCAATAATTTCAATCTTGTTGTCGTTGAAACCTTCCAACCGCTTCTTGAATTTCTCAACACTCATGCTGCCAACTCCGCATCACGCAACGCAGAACGCAAAAAGTAATCATCAAGGCCAAAGGCATCATAACCGTCCTTGATCATCTCGTAATAATGCGCACTAGGTCTGCCAATGCCGCCCTTGTTGCCGTTCATGTCATAGATCAACCACTCGCCGTTGATAAACCGACGATCATATAAAGTCGGGTAGCCCTCAAGCCGATCCAATGCGCGTAAGCAATCGTGCGTAATCTTCCACGCAACAACTGGCAACATACAATCACGATCAGCGCGAAAGTCAGCAACCCCGCGAAAAATCAACCGATAGTTCGGTAAGTAAAAACCGCCCATAGGCTTTGCCTTCGGACATCGCTGCCGCATAGCGGCGCGGTTCATGTTCATTCCATATGCTAGATAATACATAACTTCTCCTTCTCATTAGATAAATAAACTTATCCCATAATGTCCCAGATGTCAAGCAATAAAAAAGGGGGGATAAAATCTCCCCCCTCTTTAATGTGCAAATTTTCTTCTAACTCAAGCGCCAAACTCTGACCGCATCTTCACCAACACTTCGGGTCGTGTAGCCGATTTTCATTAGCCTAGCGATATTGGGAACTTGACACCTAAGCTTCTCAGTAACAATAAAACTATCGCCAACTTCCAACTTCTCCATCGTCAAGCGCAATTCGCCCTTCTCACGGCCTCTAGGCTCTCGACGCGGAACTGGAACACCCTTCTCAATATTAAACATCACGCAACCTCCCAAGATACTGACTGCCATTCTCCATCGACAGGCAAATTAAGTTTTTCTTTTTCGCAATCAGTGAAAGTGTCAAAAGATTCTGAACACCAACCCCAAGAATTTGACCACGCCAATTCGCGGTCTTTCTTGTTCTCAATAATCCAACCCATCACGCAACCTCCTTCTCTGCTAAATGTTCGCGGATATCATCAGCGATCAAATCAAGCGCATCGCCGATTAACTCATTTGTAAATGATGCAAGCAAATCAGCTTCCATCGGATTAGGTAGTGAATTAAAATGCTCAACAATGACCTTCTGAGCATAACCAGATGAACAATCAGCCTCATGCGCAGTATACCGAACAAATTGACTAATTACCCAAGGTGTGATCTTGCGCTCAAGCTTAATGCCCACGCCGTGAGTTTTCAAAGCATCGCGCAAATACTGGACATTGCGGCGATAGTCGTTCTCACCAAAATAAGAACCATCCAACCAACAGCGGAAAAAGCGCCGCGTTGCGTGATTCTCATCAAATAAATCACCCTGAAGATCGCGGAGAATGTTATCTTTCTTGTCTGCTTGTGCCATGTTATGGCCTCCTTTCAATACTAGACGTTCCCATATTTAATATATCAATTCCCATACGTCAAGCATAAAGTATAAATAAATTTACAAAAAACACCCCCATTGATTTTAAAGGATTTTTTACGTCAAAAAAATCCACGTCAAAACTTGACGTAGTTGACGTTGACGTAACTTATTCAATGAAATCAATGACTTATGTGGTTTACGTCAACAGCGTCAAAAACCCGTTTTGACGTAAATAAGTCAATAAAATCAATGGGTTATTTTACGTCAACTACGTCACCCCCCTATAAGGGGGGGTATATAAAGACCCCCCACTTGTCGTTATTGTCAAAGCCGCGTTGACGCTTTGGCATTGGGACAAATTGGGAATCTCTGGACTTGCAACGGGGGAGCAGCCGCGCTATTCTAACAACACGATAAATTATTCGGGTTGAGCCAGCAGATGCCAAAAGTCGGGGTACAAAGAGCCAAAGGGGAAAAGCGCCTAACTCCTCCACAGCAGAAATTTCTGGATAACTATATCCACAAAGACATGACACAAACCGCAGCAGCACGAGCAGCAGGATATAAAAACCCGAACGTTTCAGCAGTGCAGCTTCTCAATCATCCACGAGTCAAAGAACGCATGGAAGAAATGCGGCAGGAACTCGAAAGCAAGTATGGGGTGTCCGTAACCAAATCTGTTCGGGATATGCAACGACTGCGGGATGAGGCTTGGCAGGCAGGAAACTTCGGAGCAGCCATCAAAGCCGAGGAACTGAGACTCAAGGTAACAGGGCTAATGGTTGCCCGTAGCCATGTAACACATGAACACGTTGATAATCTCAGCAGAGAACAAATCGTTGAACAACTGCAAGAATTTATGGATCGTGCTAAAAATCGCATGATTGACGTAACTCCAGCAGAAAATCCCGTAAAATCCGAACAAATCCCTATAACTGACTGTAGCGAGAACCCAGCAGAGTAGCTGGGTAACATCGTGCGGGGTGGCTGGCGGGGTCGTAGCCCCCCAGAATCGGGGCTTCAGGCGGGGTTGTGTCAGTAATCGGGGTCGGGAAGCCGAAAACTTGTTCGGGTTCTCCTATAGCCCTCCCAGCGCCTGTACGGGATTATCACCATTTTTGCACGGAATCGGGTCGGGATTCAACTTGCTGGGGACATAAACCGATAAATTGTTCGGGTTCGGGGTGCAGGCTCGCTGGAGGTCTACAGAACCGCTGGAGGTGTCGGGGTCGGAACGGGTTTGCCGGGGCCGGGCTTCCTCCGGGGAAACAATCCGAACAATTGTTCGCCTCCCAGAGCAGTACCCGCTGGAGTCTCCCCGGTGACTCGTGCCCGGCATCTCCTCCTCCAGCCCGGCAACCTCCCGTGCAACATAACCCGAACAATTGTTTGAATCCCGCTCCCGGCGCTCGCATTGGGCCGCTAAGTCATATTTTTCCAGCACCTGCTTGGACAAATTTTTTTATCTTTTTGTGTTGACATATAATATAGTGTGGGATATATTGGGATTAGTCTAGTCAAGAGGAAAAAGACAATGCACACATATACATGCGTACACGTTAAAAAAGGCACAATTGAAGTAGAAGCCTCTTCATCATATGGAGCAGCGAAAGAAGCCGCTAAGAAGTGGAATTTAAAATCAACGGCAGGCATTGACGCTTACTTGCATGAGGAGACAGAATAATGGAAACGATCACACTAGAGTTGCCCGACTTTTGGGCAACCGCACTTTTCTACGACGACACGAGCGGGTTCGGTTATGAGGATGAAAAGCCTTTTCAAGAATTTTGCCAGTGGGCACTGAAAAACTACGGCACTTCTGAGCCTGTAGATATGGACGAAGAAGGCCACTTCATGAAATATCATGATGCTGAACGGTTCGGTGTTCTCGCTTGCAACGTTCACCGCTATACTTTTATTGTGAATAACGGCAACCCAAAGACTAGCGCAATGAAAACACTAGCGCACACAATGGAGGGTTCGTAATGTTTGACGCACCTTTTGACGATTGCACCCACTGGATCGGGCTGATCTAATCGGGCTTCGGGCTTTCGGGATCGGGCTTCGGGCTTTCGGGATCGGGATCGGGATCGGGATCGGGATCGGGATCGGGGTATATCATATGATATGCCCCTTTTTATATGTATATACACATACGCACATACATGTGATCGCACGCGTTCTCTTTGAATATAGCTATTGCTGCTATCGTGGTAAATTTGACGCTGGATTTTCCAGCGTTTTTTTTGGCGCGGCGCTGGCTGGATCAATAAACCGAACAATTGTTCCAGATAATCCCAGAAAACCCCTTGTTTATATGGGAAAAATGCTATATTGAGTGTTTAGGGGCGCAGCTATGCCTGCCCCACATCTAGAAAAAACGGAGTAAAATCAATGACTTACACTAAAACAAAAATCTTCACAATGATTTGCAAAGGCGCAACATTAACAGAATTAATGAATGAAACCGGACGTAGTGCAACATTCATTCGCTCTGTTATCTCTCAAATTCGCCAACGCGATATTCAAATTACTTTTTCAAATAACACTTACAAGAGAGAGGTATAATCATGACTTACACTTTTGGAATAGAAATCGAAACATGCGGCGCAAGCATCGCAACCGTTCGCAACGCTTTAACAAATGCAGGAATTCGCGGTTGCCAAGTAAAGCCAGACGGCACGCCAAGCGTTGACGCTGAAATCGTGTTGCCGCCATTGGCTTTTAATTTGGACGAAAACCAATCAAGCCAAATAGCATGCCGCTATTTGAACGATGTTTGCGCGGCGCTGCAATCATCTGGCGCACGCATCAATTCTGCATGCGGCTTGCATGTCCATATCTCAAATGCGCCGCTTGATGATACCACGCACGCCGCGCGGTTTACTGGTGACAGCATTGCCCATGCCGAAAACACTGGACGTTTCTTGTCGCAACATGGCGAGCCAATGGATTTCATCGCGGTTCAAGATATCATGCAGCGCTACACACGTCAGCAGCGCATCGCTAATTCGATGTTTCCGCGTTCGCGCACAAACAACCGCTATTGCTCGCCATTGGAATTGTCGCGCATCGAAGCGGCAACCGATATCCGCCAATTGACGTTTGGCAAATTCACTACAATTAACCTGCAAACATGGTCGCGTGGCACAATTGAATTTCGCCAAGCGTCCGGCACAATTGAAGCGGAAAAAATATTCAACTGGGTTTTGTTTCTCTTAAACCTAGTTGAACATACCACTCAAAACCGCGTTGAGCATGGCAACCGAACAATTGTTGCAGAGACCCCAGAAATGCCATTCAGACGCGGCGCGCGCGTTGGCGTCCAGTATACCATGATGCGCACTGAAAGCGGCGCGACAACGCAAGAGATCATGGACGCAACCGGATGCTCTGAACAGCGCGTCCGCGCAGCGGTTTCTGAAATCAGAACGCGCGTTGGTGACGCGGCTGTAATCACTAGCACGCAACAAGCAAATGGGGCGCGTTATGGTGACGGCACAAATCATACCGCATACCGCGTGCCGCGCACGTTTGAAACCGTGGGAAGCGGCGCGGCATTGTTGCCAGAGCATCGCATTGGCAACGCGTCGATATGGGCAGGCATATCAGACGAATTGTTTGAATGGTGGCACAACAGAATACAAACACTGGCGCTATAAAGCGCCAGAAATACCCCTCACACTTCGAGAGAACCCCGCCTAGTGCGGGGTTTTTGTTTTTTGGCGGGTCCC